TGTATGTTGTGGTCGTTCTAGTGTGTTTCATAATAGAAAGTTTTGTTTAGTGATGCCTTTAGCGAGGGAGCCTAGTATACGCGGATTGTTCTTCGGTAGAATACGATGTGGTCACGTTACCCAAGAGTAAGAGAACATGAGGGGTAGCCCACTAAACAAAACAGTTTATGGTCAGGTAGCAGAGTGTTCAATGCACCTGTTTGCAAAGCAGGAATTCGGTGGTTCAAATCCATCCCTGACCTCCACATGATAAGGGGAAGTGCGCCTAGCGTGTGCAATACACTACATGGCCTACTTTTAAACGACCGTAGAGCAGTCACGCAAAATCCGTGATGTCAGTCTTGGAGCCACCTCCGGCGCCCCTTCGCGTTTTAGTAAATAAGCGCATGATAGAAATAGAACATGCAGAAGTATCTTGGGCATTAAATGCCTACTGTAAGTTTCAATGCACGTATTGCCAACCGCAATACAAAACAGGCGAACTGGACAAAACACTTGACCAGTACCTTACTGTTATTGAAAAGTTACAGCGTACAAGATACAAGCATCATAGCAAAATAAGATGGAACATTGGCGGAGGGGAACCTTTGCACTTTCCACATCTTAGCACGTTACTAAAGAAGATGAAAGAACAACCTTCTTTCATACATTTAGAAACAAGCGGCGATGATACATGGTTCTCATTGTACGGCGTTATCAATTTAATTGACAGCGTAGCACTTACATACCATTCGTGGCAAAACGATGATGTGTTTGATTTTATACTGGAGCAATGTCAAGAGAAGAAAGTAAGCGTAACAATTTTTGTTCCACTTACACCTGGTAGCATTGTAGAGTCTAGAGCAAAAGTTAAATACTTTAAGGACCTAGGTTACGATTGCAATGAACAGGCTTTACGTGATACAGACGGACAATTACATTACGGATACAGTTCAGTTGACGTGAACAGGATACATGGTAGGCTAGATAATTGGGAACCAGAACCTGTTGTATACGATCCGACTAAACCAGATCCTAACTATGTAGATTTGACAACAACAAATAACACAGATCCAGTGTATACTGGTAAACCGTGTTATGCAGGGGTTGATTGGATGTATATAGGCCCTAAGGGCTTTGTATCATACAGTCATTGTGGTGGCAGGAGCGAACACTTTAATGCGTTTGATCCAAGTTGGCAACCACCAGAAAGTCATTTTCCTTGTTCTGTTAATCAGTGCAGGAATGAAAGCGATCGTAGAAAAATAAGAATAGTCAGTAACTGACAAACATATACAAACATTCTCGACGGGGCAGGCGCCGCCCAGAAATTAGCGGCAAATGTTTCGGTCTCCTGGCAGAGGCGAAAGTAGCTATGTGCCAGCATAGCGGCGAAATTGAGAATGTTTTTATATGTTTGGGGGTGTAGCTCAGTTGGGAGAGCGTCTGCTTTGCAAGCAGAATGTCGCAGGTTCGATCCCTGTCTCCTCCACCAAGTTTTGTAGTGTTAGCAAGCAAAAGACACATTAGCAAGATGTTCGAAAGTCGAACTAATGTAAAGCAGATGTGGGTTCAACTCCCAGTTGATCGCTTAAATGGGATCGACGCAGATGGTTGCCGCTGGTTAAGTAGCCTAAGTAACAAGTCCTGGAACAACTCGACGTTAGGAAGTCCGGCTCTGAACGTCTAAACACTAGTGATAAACCTGAGGACACTAGACTACAAATTTATTTTGAAAGGTAATATATGTCAGATGGCGGTAAAGGTGATGCACCAAGACCACTTGGTGCAGTTACCAGAGAAGAATTTAATAACAAGTTCGAAACAATCTTTGGCAAGAGGCCACCACGTGAGCCTTATGTCTATGTCCCACCAGACGCAGATGAAGTTACAGAAGTAAAAGACTCTGAACAGGGTGGATAAGTAAAATTAATGCCTGGTTAGCTCAGTTGGTAGAGCGCGATCCTTACACGGTTGATGTCGGCGGTTCGAGACCGTCACCAGGTACCAAAATAAATGCCGTCATAGCTCAGTTGGTAGAGCAACTCACTTGTAATGAGAAGGTCCCGTGTTCGATTCATGGTGACGGCACCAGGTTTGCCCCTGTAGTTAAATGGTAGAACATCGGTTTTGTAATCCGAGGACGGGAGTTCGATTCTCTCTGGGGGCACCATATCGAAGTGTATTGCATAAGGAGCTGGAAGGCGCACAACTCCGCGGTAAGTGATAGTGGCCGGCATAGCAAGTAGTATACTTCAATATGGTAAAGATTATGGCGGGAGAGTGAAACGGTTTACACGGGAGTCTCATAAGCTTCAAACATCAGGTTCGATTCCTGTTTCCCGCAACCAATAAGTACAGCATGAACTTTGAAACAAACGTACCGGGTTGGATGACAACAGCAGACTTAAACGTACTGCACAAGTTAGCATCACTGGTACCAGACAATGGTACAATACTAGAAGTAGGTTGCTTCTTAGGAAGGTCTACTGCGGCATTGTATGCAGGTAAGAAACAATCTGTTTCTCTTACTGTAGTTGATACGTTTCAAACACATACTGGTTACGATACTGATTACGATATTTTCAAAGAACGTGTTAGCGAAGAAGGTGTCACTTATGTTGATGCATTTGGTAGCAAAGAGTTATACAACACAGCACGTATCTTAGCAAGTAAAGAAGGTAATTGGTTAAATGGTTTTAGGCATTGTGTTGGAGAAGACATTTACAATTCGTTGTATGTGAACAAAACCAAGTTCAATGACTTTGATACAAGCAATGCAAATTATAACTTAGCGTTCATTGATGCGTCTCATGCAAAGGAAGATGCAGTACATGACATTAAGAGGTTCATTGACAAGCCAAACACATTGATTGTTGGTGATGACTTTAACCACAAGCATTTAGGTGTTATTTCAGCAGTAGTTGAAGTAAGGCGGGCAAATAGGCACTTGCTAATAGTGCCAGAAAACAGTAAACTATGGATGTTAGTTCCAAAAGAAGGTTACTGGAAAGAACAGTTTAGAAACAGCAATAGTTGTTTCTTTGATTAATTCCCGTGTGTAGCTCAGCCTGGTAGAGCTCCTGGTTTGGGACCAGGTGGTCGCATGTTCGAATCGTGTCACACGGACCAATATGTAGGTAGGACAAAACATTAAGATGATTCCGCGAAAGCCGAACTCTTAATGCCTACCGAACCTAACTCTCCCTTACATACGGAGTATAATGTGATAAGTTGTATGTAACCAGATTTATGCGGGTAAGCACGAGGTGTGACGTCAGCCTTCCAAGCTGCACTGAGTGGAGTTCGATTCTCCCTACCCGCTCCATAAACCCGCGTTAACTCAGCGTACAGAGTTAGGTGATGGTAGAGCTCCTTAACGACGACCTAGTACATACGAACTTGACTACACGACTCTGATTGGAGTACGGAAACAATCGTAGGAGTTGAACGCTAACAACTTCCATAAGACAAAAATACGTGGACAGAGTAACAGCTCGGTTTGGGGCTCTTGTGGTGAGAGTAGCTAAACACTAACATCTTTCCTTGCTAAATATTTGCATGGAAAACAGAGACTTTAAAACATTAGCATACGCCAAAGTCAACATCGACTTTGATCACGAACTATTCGCTAAAGAATACGATGAACACATCTTACCACGTGGTGTCCCAATCTCTAACAGTATGGGGATTGCAAAGTCTACACAAGAACTTAATAAAAAATGGGGCATGATTCCGCCTGAGATATACGACACAGGTGATGTGTGGATACAGCCAGGTAGTGCGGCAACCATGCAGTATATTAAACGTGAACGTCCTTGTTGGATTATGACGCAACTTATGCGTCTTGAAACAGATGAGAACACTGACCCGTTACTAAAACGTTGGGCAAACATTGGTGGTCCATCTATACGTAACGAAACATTAGATCCACAATACAAGTGGGTTATCAAAGACGAATTCAAAGATCTTGAAATCTGGAAATGGATTCAAGCAAACATGCCGTTTGAAAAGATCAACAGTTTACATTGTGTGTCGTTAGAGGAAACTGGTTTCGCAGTTATCCACCGAGACATGAAGGGACTGTTTAACAGCGATTCAAGCGCAGGAACAAGTAAAGTTTTCAACAATGGATATGTTATTGTTACACTTAACATATCCGACGGTGGTGGCCCATTATGGTGGGCACTAGACGGTAAAGACATTAGCAAGCCAATGCAGGCAAACGAACCTGTTTACTTGACTAATGATTATTTTATGCATGGTGTTCCTGTTATGACAAGTCGCAGGCGCCAGCTAAGAATTACAGGGATTCCGAAACCGGAATTATGGAACATGTTAGATATGTCAACAGCAATTGACATCGGACCAAACTATGGTTTCGATCCATACTATCTAATGTCGCATCCAATCCCAGATTAAGTTTATTCCAGAGTAGCACAGCGGTAGTGCAGTTGACTGTTAATCAATTGGTCGTAGGTTCGATCCCTGCCTCTGGAGCCAAATATTGCCACTAAATTTCACACACAGAAAAATTAATGTATAAAGTAAAAGGTAAAGGCACCGCATACGAAGTGCTATCGCTAGATGAAGCGATGAAGTATGCAAAGCTATTAAACGAGTTTGTTACCATCACTGGTCCAGACTTTGAGATAGTAGGAATGTTCGGAGTTGACTCCGTACGCAATGGTAAGTGCCCAGATGGTGTTGCTTACGATTGGAATAAAGCGTCCCGAATTGGGCGTGTTAAAAAAGAAAGAGTAGCATGAAACGAGTCATTGAAATCCGAGCCGCAGAAGGCGGCGATGATTCAAAACTATTTGTCAGCAATCTTGCTGACGCTTACCAACGACTAGGCAACAAACTAGGCTGACTCACTCGCGTACAGGGCTCTTGGCCAGGGGAAATGCATATCCTGGTTGACGGCCCTGATCTTACGGGTTTGGAATCAGAAGCAGGCGGGCATCGCATACAGCGCATACCACCAACTGAGAGGAAAGGCCGCGTACACACCAGCACCGTAACTGTAGCAGTTATAGACCCGGAAGTTACCGCTGTCGTGTTTAACGAACGTGATTGTGATATTGACTGGTTTTCGGGCACAGGAGCAGGTGGACAACACCGTAACAAGCACCAAAATTCGTGTAGAATAGTACACAGGCCCACAGGAATCACAGCGGTTTCACAATGCAGAAGCAGGACCAATAGCCTTACAGAAGCTATGGGTATTATACAAAAAAGGCTTGACGAAACGGTCAGAACCAAGTATAATACAGCTATTGCACAAGATAGAAAGGCCCAGGTTGGCTCTGGTATGCGGGGAGATAAAATCCGCACATACCGTTTCCAAGACGACAGGGTCCAAGATCATGTAACTGACAAAACAGCAAGCGTCAAAAAAGTGCTAGCTGGAAACTTTGATTTACTTTGGAACTAATATGGAATTCCTAGTCGAGGGTAGTCCTAAGAAGGTAGAGTTTGTAAAGGCAATATTGCCTAGCATGATTCGGCAACTTGGGCTAACAAATAGTCGAAAGAGTTTGGTTGTTCGTATTGCCAACGAATGCGATGGCATGGGAATGACTGTACCAATAGATGGCCTTGACAGTTATGTGGTTGTGGTAAGGCCAATGAAGCTTAAAGAGCTAGGTCTTACACTTGCACACGAAATGGTTCACGTTCGCCAAATGGCCCGTGGTATTTTGAAAGCAGTCAAAGGCACCAATTACTGGTGTGGTAAGAAGTACGGGAAGCGAACAGCATACCTCGACCAACCCTGGGAACAGGATGCCTTTGCAAGACAAGAAATTATTTTTAGGAAAGCGATTGCAGAATGAGCAAGCGTAAAATTTTAGATGTAGTAGTCGACGAGTATGTTGACTTTTATGATGTGCTAGATAGCAAAACACCTGATCAAGTTGTTGAAGCTATGAAGTACTACCAAGAAAAGTATGTTGGCCGTGACATCTATTTTGATATCCAGTCGTATGGCTATGACGGCGGCAAGGAGCTAAAGATTCGCGAGCGCCGTGAGGAAAACGATAAGGAATACGAAAAGCGTCTTGGCGAAGAAAAGAAAGAACGTGCCAGGAAGAAACAAACTAAGGCAGAAAAAGAAGCCAAAGAGTTTTTAGAATTTCAGCGTCTTCAAAAGAAGTTTCAAGGCAAGAGCGCATTTAACTAAGGAAATAAAATGACATTGATGGAACAAATTAAAGCAAAGCAAATTGCCGCACGTAAAGCAGGCGCACTACAAGAGCGCGAAGCAAGTCTGTTGACTACACTACTTGGCGAAGCCGCTATGGTCGGTAAGAATGCAAATCGTGAAACTACCGACCAAGAAGTTGTCGCAGTTGTTAAGAAGTTCGTTAAGAACATCGACGAAACTATTACAGCATTATCTAGCCGTAACCAAGATGCAAGTGCATTTATGGTTGAGCGCAAAATCCTGGAACAGTTTTTGCCTGTTCAAATGACCGAACAAGCTATTCAAAATGTAGCCGAACAGTTTACTTCTATGCCTGAATTTATGAAGTACATGAAGGAAAACTATGCTGGTCAGTATGACGGCAAGGTTGCTTCTACTATTGCTAAAACAGTATTTGCATAAGGATATAAAATGGACTTGTTTGTTCAATATGACGAACACTGTACCCACAGCCATCGTGAGCCTGTGGAGTACGGTAGCTGGCGCGAAGATTATGATTTTCGTGTTAAGGGCGTAAGCTTGACTAGCCGCGATCACTGGAATGAGGAAAAGCTAGGATGCACAGTTGATGTTAAAGCAGGAGACGTTGTCTTTGTTCTTTACATGACTTATGACACTGGCGATAGTTTTGGTCGTGCTACAGGCAAGGGCGAAATCATCTGGGTGTTTAAGGATCCTGTACTAGCAATGGTTGCTAAGGCAAAGTGGGAAGCTGAAAACGACAAGCGTGACCCAGAGTTTAGCATTGAGTTTGAAGTTGACGGTGGAACTAAAGTTAAGCAAAGTAACCCTGCCGCAGGATACTTTGAGAACGTTGGTTATGTCGATGTTCAGACTTTTATGGTGAACCCGTGATTGAAGCTTACAAGCCAATTCACTTGCCTTGTGGCGGTACAGCAGTCTTTGACGAAAGTTCGGGTATTGCTTACCGTTGCGAGGATTGCATGGCAGTAGTTGGTAGCATAGGAATGCCGCAGTCTTGCAGGGAAGAATACCGTAAAACTGAGATTTTGGACATACTAGCAGGTAAGCAAAAGGGTTACACTTTTTAATACCCAAAAGTAGTACTAGAGTAGTACTTTTTAGGACCAAAAAAGAGCCAAATTTCGGTTGACCGGTTTGGCTCTTTCCGTTATAATATACACATAGCAAAGCAAAAAGGACCTGAAATGAAGTACCATAGTTTTACCCCAAACATTGTGGCATATTTGTTTTTGGCTCTTGTTGCAGTTGTTAGCGTTACAATTTTCCTGGCTTTGGTCAACGATGTAATGGCTACCAAAACGGTGCTTGAAACTTCGTCAGGTCAAAAGTCAATTTGCACTCGCTTTCAATACAATTACAGCTTGAAGTCAACACAATGCGCCGAGCGTGTTTTGGTTGCCGCAACTTGTAAAAAGGTTGAAAGCGTTGGCCCAATTTTTGACCCTATCATTACAACCACTTGCGAGTAACCGGAGCAACAAATGAATCTGCCTAAGCTGACACTAACACTTCGTGAACGTGACCCTAACTTCAAGGCTCGCTTTGTGCCCGGTAACAACACCGCGGTCAATATGGACGAGTATCAAAAGGATTACGAAATTGAAGTTGAAGTTGTGCAACTTAACTTGAACTCGCAAGGTATGCGTATTCGCTACCCATGGCCCAATAAACACAAGAAGTCGGGCTTTGAAATGGTTAGCCGTGACGTCCCAATTGATGCTTTCTTTGAGCAATACAAGATCTTGGAGAAGTAAATGAAAGAGTATAAAGTAAATCTGTTCTTTACAAACCTTGACAATTTCATGGGGACTAACGAACAGGCATCAATGGTAGTGGATATTAAGGCTGATGACGAACGTCATGCTAATTTGCTAGCAGAGCGCATTGAAAAAGTTTATGGTGCCGACTATTATGTACTGGAGTGGTAAATGAATATCTCTATAATCCGCGACAATTTGAAACGCACAATTGCTGGTAAGGAAGCGTATCTTGCTACACTTGGCAGTACCAGAGATATGCGTGAAGGCTCAGCAATGGCAGTAGAAGCCACCCGTTCATTCCTGGAGATCAACATTCGTGAGCTCAAGGTTATCTTGTTTGATGTTGAACAATGTATTGCCAAGGATGTAGAACAAAGCTGGCGTGACAATCCGGACCGTTCAGGCGGACAGTTTACACAAGATGAAATTGACAATGCGGAGAAATGGCAATGAAGGCAAAGTACATCATTGTTAAACAAGGCAATACTGAAGTGCCGTTTGTGTTTAGCGAACTGAACCAACATGCTGATGTAGCGTATGCACTCGGTGGAGTGCAGGCAGTTACAGGCGCAGGATTTTGTTTCATTGACGAAGATCGTTATCACTGCTACGGCGAAAGTATTTCTTGCAAAGTTAAAAGCCGAGGCGAAGTCGACGCTAAAATTCTAAACCGTTTGCTGGGAGTAGATCATGATTGACATGAAGCAGAAGTACAGCACTATTACATTCCATTGGAGAAGCCGTAATGGCGATGGTGAATGTACGTTGCATGACAGAACTTATGCCGAAGCCCTAAAGGTAGCAAAGGTGTTTGGTTACGTTGAACCAGTTTGGTATAAACCCTGGTCGTGGGCAAACTATTTGCTGGTAACAGCAGACTATTAAGGAAAACAATGACTCCAGAAGAAGATCAATTTCGACAGCTGGCACAAGTCAAAGCATATCATGAAGGTATGCGAGAAGGTATACAATTGTATGCCCACTGGAAAGACGGAGTTCAATATGTGGGTACCACTGGTCGTACCCTTAAACAAGCGTTAGAGACTGTTGACCAAGAAGAAGCAGACATTCTCGCAAAGTACAAAAGATTGGAAGCATTATGAGTATCATTACAGCATACAAGTGTGACGAAGATGGTAAAATCTTTGAAGACAAAACAAAGTACCAAAACCATCTGCGTAAGCTAGCACGTGAACGTAACACCAAGCGCAAGCTGATGGTTGCCGACGCCGTTGCTAATCAAAAGTGGAATGAACTGTACGAATGTGAACAAACAATTGAACAGTGGCAATTGATGGTTCTAGGTAACCAAGATATGTTCTGGGCCGAAGCTGCAAAGGGTGATCCTTACGACTGGGAAAATGTTGGTAAGACTCGAGGCCGTAAGCAAGGCGGCGTTGTTTGCCCAGTTCCTCGTCTGCTAGAGTTCACAGAGTTCAGCGTTCGTTGGAATCCTAACGTTAGCAACAGTCATTCTTGCCCACACGACGGTGTAACCAATTGGGGCGGGAAAGAAGATGCTCCTACTAGCTACCCTGGTTGGAGTGGCCGTGTTGAATGGATCGTCGCATGGCCAAAAGAATGGGATGGTTTTTACCTAGGCGGTGACCTGTTCAGTGGTGGCACATTCCGCACCGGACGTCAACGTGCCCACACTGGCACAGGTGGTGGTGGTGGTATGCGCTACAGTGAAAAGCATGGGTGCTATGTTCAAAGCTTTGGCTACGACTTCCGCATCTATGCCGCAGATTGGCCTGGTATGGCTCGTGTTGAAGGAATGAAGCAACTTGATGAAGTGCTTCGTGGCGAACGTCAATACGTTGACTATGTTTCTGCTTAATGCTATAATAACGCATGAAAGTTATAATAGCAGGCGGCAGGGACTTTGACGATTACCTTCTTTTACTAGAGGGTATCGTTGAGTCTGGATTTGATGTCACTAGCGTGGTATCGGGTTGTGCCTCAGGTGCAGATACATTAGGTGAACTGTTTGCAAGGGATATGGACTTGCCAGTTCACCGTTTCCCTGCTAATTGGGACAAGTACAAACGAGCCGCCGGCCCTATCCGTAACGGTGAGATGGCAAACTTTGGTGAAGCACTTATTGCTTTCTGGGATGGCAAAAGTTCTGGCACCAAGAACATGATTGAACAAGCAAAGAAAAAAGGATTGCAAGTATATGTCAAAAGCTATTAATGTATTTGAAAAAGATTACGATGGCGAAAGTTTGTACGACTTGGACAGGGACATTAGCGAATGCATGGACCCGACATACAATCCAATCGTTAATAAAATACCACAAGATGAATATGGTATCCAGACTGGCACATTTAAGGTGCGAGTCGAATGGGTACCCGATTAAGGAAATAACATGCCATGGATTCAAAACGTTGCACTAAGCGACATCAAAAAAGGGTTTCACATCGACCCTGGCATCAACTCTATGTTGATTCAAATTTGTGACCCACCAGGTGATTTCCCTACACCGCTTTACAAGTTCAAAGAAGTACATCAATTCCAGTTCTTGGACATTGAAGAAAAGGACTATGCACTTGATGAGGCAATGCGTTGCAGTCACGAACAGGCCGCCGAACTTGTTCGCTTGCTACAACATGCACTGGAAAATCACATGAACGTTATTGTTCATTGCCATGCTGGTGTTTGTCGTAGTGGTGCAGTTTGTGAAATTGGTGTTATGATGGGCTTCAAAGATACAGAAGCATTTCGTAGCCCTAACTTGCTTGTCAAGCATCGCATGATGAAGCACTTGGGTTGGACATACGATGAAAACGAGCCACACACTATAAATGGAGAAGTTACCAGCTGGGGCTTTGTTATCCCCAAAGAACGCGAAGGCGACATTTGACAGTGTAGTGGTCCATAAATAGGGATATGCATAAAGACTACCATATCCCTATTCCTTCCTTGTTGCCTACACCGGAAGATTACGCACAAGCAGAAGAGTTTATATTACCTGCAATACATAAAGAAGCTGAACTATTCTTTAAAGCAAACGGTCCAAAGTTTGACAAGGTAAACATTGACCAGAAGCTATTTGAAAACTGGTCGTTAGCAAACAGGATGCGAGCACACTTTAAAGAGCTTGACTTAGAGTTGCGTAGATTTTGTGTATTTGTTGGCGCCGCAGGGTTTGGTGCTAACGCATCTCCCCACGTAGATGCTTGGGCAAACGATATCCCAATGATATCTAGGTTGAACGTGCCAATGTTTGGCTATAAAGGTGCTACACTAGAATGGTGGACAACAGACTCAACTGACCCAAGGATTGAAGTACGTAGATTTCACCTTAGGGACCCGGCAACAGGCAACATACATAACGCATTTAGCTACTTGGCAAAGTCAAACCAAGGTTGGGAAGAGCCCGCGTTTTCGGTAACGGACCCAGGTCCGTGTTGGAACCGTGTTGATTTGTGTCACAAGCTATCTTTAGTTGGTACAACAGAGATGCGAATCAACATTACAGCAGAACTAAAGACCCAAATTCCTTGGGTCGAACTAGTAAGGCGTTTAGAAGCTAAGGGTTATTGCTGAGGAATGTTCTTACCGTACTTGGCAATAGACTCATCAAGCATACGCTCTAGCTTTTCCCAATTGTAATCAATGCTCATTGAGCACAGGATCTTAGAATAGCCTTCTAGTTTCAGTGCTCCGTGGGCAAAGTTTTTATTGTTGTACATAAAAACATTTGACGGAGTGTCTTTGTGCGGCAAAGGAATCAGTTTACTTCTGTCCTCTGGCAAGGCAGTTGTCTTAAAGTCGTCTGTAATAGGCATTAAGAAGAACGTTGGTTCAGGATTGTGGTCTTCAATCATCATTCTAATAGATGATGGCCAAGGGAATTGTTCGTTGAAATCCTTGTGCATACCAATTTCTCTGTTGTTAGACCAAAACAGAACTTGGTTTAAACGTTCAACTGGCAGTTGCTCGTGGATAGCTTTGAAAAACTTTGGAAACAACTTGTAGCCATCTACCCTTGGATCAGTCCAACGGTCATCTGCTAGCCCAGAATTGTGTGCTACGATACCATCCCAGTTTGCATCAACCCATTGGTTAGTCCACTTAGGATTCTTTTTCTTG